GATCGCTTTGTCGACTCCGTTGCGGCGTTTACTCATAAGTCTCAGCCTTCCACGCTGACGAGCTCCATCCGCCGATCGCGAATGTCCGCGTACTCGTGGGCGAGCGTCTCGAGGGGCCGGATCGCGTGGTCTTCCATCCCGGGCAACGGGGCGCTGCGCGGCTTCGTCGGCTTCATCGCTGCTGTCTTTTTCGCCATGCATCCTCCTGGTCGTCGAAGAGCGACCCGTCGCCCAGTTCGGGCGGGACCGCGTCCTCGAGGGTAATCGTCGCGCGCGGACCGGTCGGGTAGCACGCGTAACACTTCCGCACGTGCAGATCGACGACTTGCTTGTCGTCGAGATACAGAATGCCCGTGAGCGCGTCGAGCACGTTCCGGGCGAGCTTGTCGCTGTCCGGTTTGGTCACGTGGTGCCGGATCTTGTGCGACAGCGAGACCGGGCGCGGCAAGAAGAACGTCACCGTCAGGACGACGGCGCCGAGAAACACGTCGCCGGCCACAGTCTGCGCCTGCTCGGCGACGAGCTGCTGCCAGCTCTTCGCGCGTGGGTTATCGGACGTCACGATGGCGCGAGGCGCCCGGCCTTGTGCGACCGCCGCCTTCGCCCACTTGAGCGGGACGAACGCTTGCGCGCTGCCCTTCGGTTGGGCGACGCCAGCCACGGTGAACGTGACGCGCCGCGGCGACGTCATGCCGGCACCTTTCGTCGGCTGCACGTGAACGCCATGACGGCGCCGTCGAGACGATCTCCGTCGGGATACGCGAACCCCTGCCGCGCGCAGCGCACCTTGACCCCTTCAATCGCGTCAGCGAGCGACGCCGTGACAGCGAGCTCGTCGCGGAGCATCGCGCAGAGGATCTTGTGCGTCGGGGTTTTCGTTTTCCGGTTTTCCACATCCCGCGCGCGACAGCGTGCGGTTAGTACACGGAACGTACAAAAACCCGTACGTGTCGATCGTGGCTTGGAGGTACTGTCCCCCACGGTGTCCGTGGTACGTGGATCATGGGATCGCGTACGCGCGCGCGAGTCACGGTGGGACATTTGCGAGACAGGGCGACTGTCCCCGGGGGACAACCCGAGGGACATCTGCCCGTTGCCGCCGCGTCGTTGGGCGGCCTTTTTCTCGCGCCATTTTTCCCGTTGTTCCTTGATTTCAGAGGCTTTGCGGTTCCAGTCGTGGTAGTCGTGGATCTGGTAGCCGCCGGGACGCCGTTCCCATAACCGGACACTGCGCGTCGCGAGCGTCCGCGCAATTGCCCCAGGCGAAAAAAAAGCGGAACACGATCGAATAAATTCGTCGGGAATGAAGCCATCCGTCGTGTGCGTGCGTGCATACGTCAACCCGTGCACGTACATCGCGAGCGCCAACGCTTGCCCGTTGCGGCCGATAATTTCCCCCGCTTTCAAGATCTTCGGATGGCTGGCTAACGTGTCGTCGAGATAGAGCATGAGGGCGCCTTAGAGCTTGGTGATTTCGAGCGTGAACCGTCCGTGCGGATCGGTCTTCGTGTATTGCGTCTTGAGCGCCGCCGGCAGCTCGAGCCGCGATTGTTTGCCCCAGCGCCCGGTGATGCTGAACTTGCCGGCGATGCCGTGGGTGACGCCGCGCAGCCGATCTTTGATTTCCTTGTCGAGGTCGGCGTATTCCTTGCCGATCGCCTTGATGGCTTCGCGCCGTTCGAGCGCGGCCTCGAGCTCGGGTTCGGCGAGGATGGTCGCGACGCCGGTGCTCTCGAGCGGCGGGTTGCACGTGCCGCCGTAAAACGGGCAGCGCCGGCATTCGTCAGGCTCGCCCGCCAGGTAGTCGGGCAGCGTGCCGGCGTCGACGTGGTCCAGCACCCGCTCGGCCTTCGCCAGGAAGTCCTCGACGCGCTCGAGGTTCGGCTCGAGCTCGACCGGGATCAGTTTCGGCAGACCCGAGCGGTCGAGGAGCAGGAAGCCGTAGGGCTCGCCGGCAGCGAACAGATACGCGAGCAACTGGTGCGCGCCGGCCTGCGTCCACGGGTTCTCGAAAAGGTCCGCGAACCGCTCGATGCGATCGGTCATCAGCGGCGACCAGGCCTTCACTTCGAGCGGCGGCCTGGCGCCGGCGACTTCGAGCCGCGCGTCCACCTTGCCGACGATGGCGGTGCGCGCCTTGTGATCGCGCAGCGTGAACCGCTCCTGCTGGCTGATCACCTTGAAGCTCGGTTCGCTATCTCGGCCGATGCGCGTGAGGTCGGCGAGCAGATCGCGCTCCCGGTCGTCGCCGCGGCGGAACTTGGCCAGCAGCTCGGGCGAGAACGGCGGTTGCTGGTCGGGCACGGTGAGCTCGAGCGCGGCGCGCCGGTCGCACGTGCGAAACGCCGACGCGTAGACGTACGGATGCGGACTCTGCGGCCGCGCCGAGCGCGCCAGGAACCGGCTCCACGCCTCGCCGATGCCGTCGGCAATCGCGGCCGCGGGGGTTGCTGTGCTTGTTTCTATGTCCATTTACGGCCCTTCAGATCGATGGGAAGTAGTCGTCGAAATCCGTGCCGCCGCAAGCAATCAAAACCCAGTCGGTCCGGCTGCCGTTGCCTGATCGGCGTCGCGGTCCCTGAATGATGCGGGCCCGCGCCGTGTCGACCGTGTCCACGGTCCACCGCCCATCGGTACCGATCACCACGATGTAGACGTGACGCTGCTCCATGAGCACGATCCGTTCATACGTTTCCAATGCCCGGAGCTTGACCGCGATATTGCCCGATCCTGGTTGCGGCACCTTCACGTCAACATAGGCGGGGCATTGATCCGCGTCAGTGATCCGCACGTCGGGCCGATCACCCGAGACTTCTAGTTCGCGCGGTCGGTACCCACGACGCGCGAGCTCGCCGAAGACTTGGCGTAGGGCCTCTTGGTGCGGCGTGGCGCGCTCGTGTGTGAAGCCGGTGGCGGTCATCGCTCAATCCGCCGTTGCGCTTGCCGGATGGCGGCGGCATCGATATCACAGGTCAATATCCGCCGCTGGCTCGCCACGGCCGCCGCCGCCGTCGTCCCGCCCCCGCAGAATGGATCGAAGACGAGATCGCCAGGCACACTCAACCGCGCGATCAGATCGCGCGCGTGGGCTTGTCCCTGTTGCCATTTGTGAAACGTCTTCTTGTCTTTTGCGGTACTCGTTAGATCTTCGATAAAGCCATGCGGCCGGCCGTACGTCTCGCGCACAAACCAGAGCAGCGGCTTCCACCGGACGATCACCCCGTACTCGCGCATCCGGGCGAACGGTCCCGGGTCCATCACGCCCGCGAAGATCCACCACGGGCGCAGATGCGGTCGCACGCAGTCGTAGATCCGCGGGACGGCATACTGCCCAGCGTAGGTGACGAGCGATCCCCCACGCGCGAGCACGCGGGCGGCGATCTCGGCCAGGGCGGCATAGAGCGGGATCGACTCCTGGGCCCACGGCGGGTCGGCAATGATCAGGGCGACTGTGCGATCGGGAATTGTGGCGGCGACCTCGCGAAAGTCGCCGTGCACGAACCGCGGGTCTGGCGCGAAGGCGGCGGCGCGGACCTGCGCCTGGGCCAGATCGCCGCGCACGCGTTCGATCCGCACCAAGACTTCGGCCCGCGACAGCGGCGTCTGCTCGAGCTCGTCGAGCCATGTGTCGCGGTACTCGTACATCAAGCGAAACCGACTGCGGTCGATTTTCGGAATCGCTTTGACGGTCGAAAGGTTACTTGCAAGTAACCTTTTTTTCTGCGGACGTCCAGTCGCTCCGGGTCCTAATGCAGCGCCGACCGCGCACTCAAGCACGCGCGTCGCCCGCATCACATCGCCCCGCGCTGCGCGGTCCTTGACGAGATGCTCAATGGCTGCAGACGTTCGTCGAGTTTGGTCCGCCCAGCGCAGATCCGCCCGGTCAATCAAGTCGCGCCGCTGCGCGAAAATCTGGCGACATCCCTGCACCAGAATCGGCAGCGGGCGCTCGCTGGCTCCGGGCAGAACAATCAGACTCGTTGATCGGCTCGGTTTCATGCCTGCACCATCGCGCGCGCCTTCCGCAGGATGCGCTGCGCCTCGCGCTGGGACGTGAACCACAGGCGGCAGAGCCCGAGCTGCGGGTCGTAATACTCGACGAACCAGAGGCGCGCCGAGAGGTTGTGGCCCAGGCGCGGAAGCGGTGCCGGGGTCAAATCGGCGCCTTCTGATCGACCACGGTTGTCGGGCCGATCAGCTCGCCCAGTTGCGCCGCCATCGTGGCTTCCGTCTCGCCAGCGAAGATGACGATCGTGAGATGGCCGGGAACGGCCATGCATCAGCCCTCCTCGCCGGGGTCGCGCTGGTGCCGGCCGTTGCCGAACACGTCGTCGGCCGTGAGCTCGCGCTCGACCTTGGTGACCGGCTTCGTCGGTGCGCCGGTCGCTGGCGTCAGAGGCGTCGTTGGTTTCCGCGAGGCGGGCTGTTCGCGCCACTTCTCAAGGTCCCAGGTGTGCGCGTCGCGGCCGTGCGCCTTGTAGTCGTTGCAGGAGTAGAACTGGCCGCGCGCGCTCGTGCGCAGCTGCATCGCCTTGCCGCAGACCTTGCAGTTGGGCGGCACGAGTCCGAGGTCTGCGGCCTCCACGCCGCCCAGGCGCGCGGTATGCGTGCCGAACCCGCGACCCTTCCGGCAGCGGTCGATCGTTTTCGCGGTGCCGGCCCAGGCGGCTTCGAGTTCCTGCACCGGGACGCTCTTCATGCCGGCGAGCTCGCGCGTGATGCCGCCATCGAGGTTCGCGCGCGCGGCCTTGCGCACGGCGAGCTCGAGCGCGGCGCCGTGCTTGTCCTTGCAGAAGTCGTCCTTCGAGCCGCGGCCGCCCTCGACCTGCTCGACGATCTCGTGGGTGATCGCGCACTCGCCGTCGCCGGTGAGCAGGATGAGGAAGTCGCCGGGGTCGTTGCCTACGATCTTGTCGGGGCGGCTGACGTTGAAGATGCGAATGCCCCAGATGGCGCGCACGCGGTCGGTGCCGGCGTCCTCGAGAAAGCCGACGATCTGCCCGCCGTCCTCGTCGCGCGCCTTGAAGAGGACCCAGTCCTCGGGATGCGTCGCGCGGATCGAGGCGCGGCGCAGCGTGTCGAGAATCTGCACGCGCGCGTCGACGACCTCGAGCGCGTCGCCCTTGAGCGCGGCGAGCTCGCCGAGGGTGACTGGGATGTCGGGGCGGCGAATGTTGATCTTGTCGACGGTCGCGGTGGATGGGGTGTCGTCGTCGTCATCGATCATGCGAAACCTCCGGGTGGGGATGGGGTTGTCTAGCGCCGCCGCCGATGCGCGGGATAGTGGTCGAAGGCATGGGCCGCCGGCGGCTCGGTCGCGCGCACCGCCGTGCCGAATTGCTCGGCGTCGCAGCGCCGGCAAATCAGTTCACCGCTGCCGGCGCTCGTGAGATAGGACAGCCCGCAGCTGGCGCACGCGGCGTGCATCTGGTCGCCAGGCCCATCGACGACCAGGTCGTCGGGCCAGACCCACGCGCCGCTCTGCAGGCGCACTTTCCAATACGGGCCGTTCCGGCCCTCGCACTGCAGGAGCACGCCTTTCGGCGAGCTCGCCGTGCCGCCGACGCGCACACGCAGCCCGTGGCGGAAGCCGGCCTCGGACCGCCGCGTCATCGGATGGCCTCCAAAATCCGCCGTGCGCGCTGCGTGCCGACGGCCTGGCCGGCCCACCATTGCAATTGCACACGGCGCTCGCTGCCTTCAATGGCGGCGGCCGTCGCGTAGAGAGCCGGGTCGCGCGTGAGATAGAGCTGCTCGGCGGCGCCGGGGTCCTGGTCAGGCCCGGTGACGATCAAGTAATAGGGCGTGCCGGGGTCGCCGCGGCGAGGCACGACCCAGGCGGTCGCGCGGATGACCGCGCGGGGGCTCAGGAAAGTCGGCGGCGCCGGCGTGGCCGGTCGAAGCTCGGGCGGCATCTGGTCACCTCGCGCGCGAGAAGGATCGGACCACCTGGAAGCGGCCCTCGAGGTAACGGTCAATGAGGTCGGCGCGGTAGCGCGTGGTGCGGCCGATGCGCGGGCGCAGCTCCTCGAGCATGGGAAGCTGCCCGGCTTTCTTCAGCTTGAAGAAGGTGCGGCGCGGCAGCTGGAGTTTCTCCCGCACTTGCGCCGAGGTGTAGCAGCGCGTGTCGTTCATGGCCGTGCCCACATCAGGAGATCGACGCGGATCATGCGGCGCTCGCCGACTTCCGCCGGCCCGTCAGGCGGCACTTGCAGTCGCGGGAGTGAGCCGCGCGGTTGCTCTTCGCGCGCTCGAAGAACAGCCGAATCTTGTGAACCGTGCGATCGTGCGGCTTCGACGCCGCCGTCGATTTGGCCAGGTAGTGCAGAGTCCGCGGGGACATCTGGATGTCGACCCGCGCCATCGCGGCCGCGAAATCCGCCCACGTCCAGTCGTGCGCCAGGCGGTAGTCGTCGAGCAGCTCCAAGGGGTTGTCCGGCCGGTCCTGAGTCATGCGACTCCTTCGCGTGTCTTGTGATTGCGTAAAGTGCAATCATTGCACTTGCCAAGAACGCAAAGGCTACAAGTAGACGTGCTATAAAGTCAAGTTGCGATCGACTGATAGCTGATTCGTCAATGCTGAGTCTTGCAATATTTGCAAGAAGGCTGTAAGTTTCCACAGTGCGGCGGAAACCCAACAGGCAAAGGACAGATGCAGCTATGACCGAATTCCGACAACTCCTGGAAGAACTGGTGACGCAGTACGGGGGCGCTAAAAAAGATCTAGCGGAGGCGATCGGCGTGACGCCGTCAACGTTGAGTCATTTCCTTCGGAGCCGCGCGCCGCACGCGCCGAGCGTGGAAGTGTGCTTGCGGCTCGCCACCGTAACCGGGACATCGGCGTCGCGGATCTTACGCGCCGCGGGCAAAGGGGACGTCGCGGACGTGATTGAAGACCTTTATGGCCCGGCGGCCGAACGTCGGCAAGCGTTTCTCGGTATGCAGCTGACGCCGTACGAACAGAAACACATAACGGCCATGCGCGTCCTCGATCCCAAGACCGCCAGCGCCTTCTATACGATCGTGGACTACGGCGTGCAGAAGCAGGGACGAGTCCCGAAACTGACGCCCTTTCGCCGCCGCCGGGAGGCGGACCGCCGGCAGAAGGGCGCCTCGTGAGTCCCGACGCCTTTCCCGGAGACGACACAGGCACGAACGCGCGACGCTTCGTCCGGGCCGCGTTCCTTCATGCGGAGCAGGACACCGATGGCTGCAAAGACCAACAGGACACTGCACATTGTGACAGCGAAGGGCGTGGTGCGGACCGTGCCGCGACCCAAACCCGCCCGCGCGCATCTGTCACGCGACCTGGTCGCCTGGCGGCGTCTCCCCCCGCAGATTCAACGCGCGATTGCGACGCTGATCCGCACGCTGGGGCGCCGGGGGTAAGCGCGGTCCCGAGCCGGGCTATTCTTTGCAATTATTGCCACGGTTGCCGCGCCACGCTTACACTAGGGGCCAGTCATGGGCGATTTTCGGACCCTCGTGGAGAGCCTCGTCGTCGGGTACGGAGGCAAAAATGTAGATCTCGCCAAGGCGATCGGTATCACGCAAGACAAGTTCAGCAAGATACTGGCGAAAGAGACCGCCACTCCCCAGATCTGCCTCAAGCTCGCCGAGGTCACGGGGGCCTCGCCCTCGAAAATCCTGCGCGCGGCGGGCCATGGCGCGGTAGCCGACCTCATCGAAGATCTCTACGGGATGCCGGCCAGGCGGTCGGCGCTCCGATCGGGAGGCGTGCGATTGACCCCGATCGAAGAGCAGCGCGCCCGCCAATGGCGCCTGCTGCAATCGTCGCCCGAATTGACCAAGGCCCGGAAGGCGCTCGAAGACCTCTTGGCCACGCTGATCAAGCTCCAGGCGGCGCGCAGTTCACACGCCCCGGCACGTTCCGTCTAATTCCCCCCGTCGCGCCACCCGCGCAGGTGCCGCATGACTGACGAGACGGTGAAGAACAAGACCGTGAGTGGCGTCGCGTGCTCGTTTTGTGGGCTGGGCGATGACGATACAGAGTTCCTGATCCAAGGAAAGAGCGCCGTGTATATCTGCGATATGTGTGTGTCGGTCTGCGTCGACATGCTCGCGACCGAGAAGGCCACGCGCGCGCGGCGTGACAAGCTCCAACAGCTCCGCCGCGACCTCGCCCAGATGCTCACAAAGACTGACGCCGACATCGCCGCACTGGAGGCCACGCCACCATCCACGCCGCCAGCGCCCACACCTCGCCGCGGGCGGCCGAAGAAGAAGATCAGCGAACCAGTCGTGAGTGAGAAGGACGAAAAACTGTGACGAAACGCAAAAGCCAATCGATCGCTGGGCCGATTACAAACGGCGGAAAGCGTAAGCGAGGCCACATGGCACTGACGAAGGATTTTACCGAGACCGTGCTCGCGCGCGCCGCGCGCGATGCGGGATTTCGTCGCGCGCTCCTGCGGGAAACGAGCAACGCGCTCGACTTTCTCAACTTGACAGTCGAGGAATTGGCGCTCTTGCGCGCCTATCGGGCGGTGCGTCCACAAGCGCGGATCGTGGTCCTCGACCTGGTGCAGAACTGGAGCCGCGCCAGTAGGCGCGCGCGACGCACGGGACCGACACGTAAAGGCACGAATGTATGACGAAACGTAAAGGCCAAGCGATTCGCACAGGCGTCCGCCTCAAAGGAAACAAGCTCGAGGCGTACGTGCGCGTGCGCGGCGTCCTCTATACCGAACGGTTCGATCTCGGCACGCCGGTCGAGACAATGGACACGTGGCGCACCAAAACAAAACGCGAGAACTTCGGCGGCGGCCGCGCCGATCGGTCGTGCGGCCTCGCGGCCGACATCGACGCGTATGCGAAACGCATCGCCGCCAAACCGACGCGGCGCCAGATCCTCGCGCACCTCGAGGCGTGGGCGGCCGCGCTCGGCCGTGATCGCTCACGCCATACCATCAAGACCGAAGAGATCGACGTCGTGATGAATCAGTGGGTCCTCGCGGCGCCGCCGCCGCCGGCCGACCGGCCCGCGCAACGCCGCGGCCGGCCACCGCGCGCCACCGGGCTCGACAAGCAAACGATCCAGAAACGTCGGAACTCCCTCCGCACGTTTTACGAGGTCATGAATCGCGGCCTCGCCGGCGTCGAGAACCCCGTGCAGAAGGCGCTGAGTTTCCCCGCCCCCGCCGCCGGCAAACTCGAGGCGCGCGGCACCGACTACGCCACGATCGCGCGCGTCCTCGCCGCGATGCCCGACTATCACACGCCGCGCAAAGGCGAGGCCCCGACGACCCTCACGCGCGCCAAGTTAATCGCCGCCGTGATGGCGTACACCGGTCTCCCGCCGGCCGTCCTCGGCGCGCTCGCGGCCGCCGACCTCGACCTGGCCGCCGACCCGGCGACGGTGCGCGTCGGGCGACGCGAGAAGGGCGGCGGGGTCGAGCCGCGGACCCTCGAACTCAACCCGCACGGCCGCGCCGCGTTCGCGGCGTTTGCGGCCGCGGACGCCTGGGGCCCGATCAACGCCGACCCCGTCAATCGGTCGTTCCAGAAGGCGGCGCGCCGCGCCGGCGTCCGGCTCGGCGGCGGGTTCGCGACGCTCTACGATTTGCGCCACAGCTTCGGCGCGCAGGCGTACCGCGCCACGGGCGACCAGGCCACCGTCGCCCGGCAGATGCTCCATGCCGAGGGCTCGACGGTGACGGCGCGCTATACCAAGGCGGCCCACGCCGAGGTCGACCGCGCGGCCGCGGCGGCGTTTGCGGCGACGATCGCCCACCTCCCGGCGGTGACGCTCGCCGCGCCGCCGACGACGGTCGCGGGGTCGGGTTCCGGGCAACTGTTGGAAACGAAAGTTGGAAAACGACCGAAGCTGCGCGCGGTCAACCACTTACGATCCGTTGGGTAGCCGCTTTCAAGGCTAAAACGCGGGTTCGAATCCCGCTGGGGACGCCAGCCAGAATCCCCAGAAATTCTCAGCAAATCATTCAATAGTTCGGTGAATTCGGCCCTCGGTTCTCAATCGCCATCAGTGCCGATAAATGCCGATCTACGCCATAGAATGGGGCAACAGTTGGAAATTCAGAGTTGGAAAAAGCGGAGAGGCGTGCGCCGTAAAGGCAACAAGCTCGAGGCCTACGTCCGCGTCCGCGGCGTGCTCTATACCGCGAGGTTCCCTCTCGATACGCCGGTCAAAACGATCGGGGCCTGGCGGAAGCAAATCAAACGCGAGTATGGACTCCAGGCACCTCTTTCGATTGAAGCGCACCTCGAGGCACAAGTCGCCGCATGGACGGCCGCCCTGGCAGCCTATAGGGCCGAACGCGAGGCCTGAAGGCCGCCGGACGGCCGAGGCCACCGGAGCCGAGGATTCCCAATCCCCGGCCCCGGCAGGACGCCCTGAGCGGTTTCCAGGCCCGCCCCGGGCGGTCTAGTCGAGCGGCCGCGGATAGTGGTCGCGGTGCGCCGGGCAACAGCCGAGACTCGCCAGGCGCCGGCGCTCCCGCCGTGCCTGCCACCAGCGCCGCACGCGGGCCAACATCACGCCACCGTGCCGAGGAGGACGTAGCCGTAGTCCGCCTCCGCGTTCCCGGCCAGGCGGAGCCGGCCATTCGCGGGGATCGCAAACGGTGTCGACGTCCCGCTGCGGACCTCGACGACCGTCCCCGAGACGGGCTTGCGCGCGATCAGCTCGACGTAGTGCTTCACGCCGTAGGTCAGGCAACAGAACTGCCCGCCGCCGTACGCGACGTAGTTCCGGCTCACGCCGTGGTCCTCGCCCTCGTCGCTCCAGATCGCGTCGGCGTAGAGGAAGTTGTCCGGCCACGGCTCGCGGCCGCGCTGCGAGGTCTTTTGCCAGTAGGCAGCGTCTGGCGGGACGAGCGCCTGCATCGCGAGTAGGCCCGCCGCGGCCGCGCCGAGCACGGCGTCGATGTCGTAGAAGTTCGAGGCGCGGCCCATGTTGACGTCGTACTGCCCGCCGGTGCGCACGCCGGGGCCGCTGTGGAGCACCCAGCACTGGAAGCCCTGGAAGAGGCCCACCGCCCAGCAGAAGGCGAGCCGCACCGGGTCGTTGAGGTCCTCGCCCTGCTTCAGCTCGACGCCCATCGGCTCGAGCGCACCGCACGGCACCGACCACTGCCCCACGTCCCACAGCTGCCGCGCCTGGCGCCAGTTGAGATCGCCGGGCTGCCGCTCCTGGTGGAGGTTCTGCATGTTGCAGCGGTCGCTGCCGAGAAACGGTGCCGTCTTCTGCAGGTCGCCGAGCGAGCACGGCGCCAGGACGACCGAGGGTAGCGCTTGGCGAATCATCCGCGCGACGCGCTGCATGTCCTCGTCGGAGCCGGGGAAGTTGTCCTCGTTGGCAATCTCGAGACAGAGCACCTCGTCGAGGCGGGCGCCGACGACGTTGATCACTTTCCGCACCGTGAGCTCGATGCCGGCCCAATCGGTGATGGTGCCGCCGCCGAAGATCGAGAGGATCGTCCGCATCCCGAGCGAGCCGTGGAGGTCGAGCGCCATCGCCAGGTCGTCCTCGTAGGTGTCGAGGCGCGGGTCGATGACGCGGTCGGCCCACGAGCTCCCGCCGACCTCGCCGAGAATGCGCGGCGCGTGCACGCCGTGATCGGCCGCCCATTGCGCGTTCTGGCAATAGCGGGCGTAGTCGTGCCGCACGCCCCACACCAGCGAGAAAAACGTCAGGCCGAGCGGGCGCAAGTGCCCCTGCTCGTCCAGATACGCCTTCCCGTCCGCGATGACCGCGCCTGTCCGCGGCCCGAGGCCTGCGCCGCTGCCGCCGCCCAGCACGGACCGAATCAGCGGTACGTCGGTGAGGAGACTCACAGCTCCACCGTCGTCAGGTTCGGCCCGGCATAGGGCACGGTCTGCACGCCCTGGTCGATGTACTCGATCATCCCGACGACGAGGTTGTTGGGCGTCTTGCCGACGAAGAATGATTCGTAGTTCCCGCGCTTCTCCGCCGGCAGCATGTAGAACAGCTTCCGCACGTCGTTGCTGCCGTACTGGGTGGTGTCGACGCCGATGATCATGTCGGGCACGCTCTGCGAGGTGTACTGCAGGCGCCCGCGCTCGTCGGGCTTCTCGAGCGTGAACGATTCCCACGGCCCGATCTCCGTGCGGTCGAAGGTGAGCAGCTTGGTGGTCGGATCGACCGAGCCGTAGAGGCCGTTGGGGCCGACGACGGCGACAGTGTAGGGCGTCATGTGCACCTCGATGGGAACAATGGGTGGAGGGAAGGTCGCCACCGGCGGCTTGGTCGGCGGCGGCTCGATGGGTGGTTTCGTCGGCGGCGGTTCAATCGGCGGCTTGGTTGGCGGCGGCTCGATGGGCCGCTCGATGGGCGGCGGGATCGGCGCAGAGAGGTCGAGCCACCGCGGCGGCACCGCGTGCCACCCGTCCGCTGTGCGCTGATAGAACACGCGCGTCCCGTCGAAGACGCAGACGACGAGATCGTTCGGCCCTTCGCCCTGGGTGGTCGACCAGGTGATGTGCAGCTGCTCGTCGACGACGCGCAGGTGCGGGTTGAACGCGATCGGGCGCGGCTCGAGGATGGCGCCGTAGGGGTCGCCGTCGGGTTGCAGAATGAGCCCGCCGCGCGCCTCGCTCCAGTACAGCAGCCAGTCGGACCCATTGAACGGCTCGAGCAGCAGGCCCTGGGCGTCGGTCAGCGTCGGCCGCGGCGCCGGCCGGCCGACCGCCCCGCCGCGCCAGATCGCCACCCCGTCGCCGAGCACCTGGATGTCGAAGTTGGCCGGCACGCCCGGCGCGAACACGACGCGCCCGGACGGGGCGACGAGCGTGAGGCCGTAGCCATTGTCGCGGTCACGCACGTAGCCGATGGTGCCGTCCGGCGCCACGGAATGCGGGCCGCAGGTGCCGGCGATGCGCAGCTGCGCGCGGATCTCCTCGTCGGTGCCGGCGAGCCGCTGCTCGAGCGAGCCCCAGACGCCGTAGCCCCGTAGCCACGCGACGAACGCGCCGCCTCCGCCGGCGAAGTCGTTCGCGCCGCGCGGCAGCAGCGCCGGGGCCGCAGCCTCGCGCCAGAACGCCAGCGTGCCGGGCGCCGGCTCGCGCAGCTGCTCGAGCGCGGTGCCGCGGTCGTCATACCAGCAGCCGCCGCCGTAGGTCGCAAAGGGCAGCGGCGTGCCGTCGAGCGAGCCCTGCAGGCCCCCGCCACCGCAGAGCACGTGTCCCCGTCCATCCATGAGCGGCATTTACAACGGTCCTCCGAAAAACATGTGCCACAGGGTCAGACCGATCAGCGACATCGCGAACGGTCGCCACCAGCGATGCCGGCCGAACGTGCGCCGCATCCACTGCGAGATGGTCGGGCGGTGCGTGCGGCCCGCCCAGATGTCGAAGACGAGGACGGCGAGCAGCGCCGCCGCGAGCACCCAGACGGCGAGGTTCGAGCTCGACGCCGGCGGGGCCGGTGCCGCCGGATCGGGACACGGATCGCTCGCCGCCTGGAACGCGTGCACCGTTCACCGGGCGATCGGCATCGGGTAGACGGCACCGAGCAGCAGACTCAGCACCCAGAGCGCGAGGCCGAAGTAGAGGAAGCGCGGCGAGTCAGGATGCGCCGGGCGCGCGCCGGCGATGAGAAAGAGCACGAACGCCAGCACCAGCAGAATTAGGTGAATCATGTTGCCTCTCTCTAGATGCAGGGTGGTGTGTTGCAGGGCTTCTTCCCTGGTGGCGGCGGTGGCAGTGGCATCGGGGGCGGCACGGTCGGCGGCGACGGCGTGCCGGTGATCGTGCCCGCGCCGATCTTGCCGTCCTTTTGGCACTGCTGAATGACGCGCTTCTGCATCGACACGGTGGAGAAGTTCATCGTGTTGAGTTGCTTGAGCAGCACCTCGGCGTCGGGGCCGAGATAGTGGCAGTCCATCGTCTTGCCGTTCGGCAGAAACGCGAACGTGCCCGCTGCGACCTCGCCGAACGTGGCGTGGACTTCCCACTGATTCGCGTTGAGCGCGAGCGTCATCAGGCGGAATTCGGCGGCACCGGGATCGGTGTGGACGGGTTCGGTGAGGGTGATCTTTTCCTGTGCGTGCAGCGCGCTCGCGAGCAGCAGCGCGCAGGCGATGACGGCGGCGTGTCGCATGGGCCTATTTCCTTCCCGCCGGGAGCGGCGTGTAGTTGAACGTGGTCAGGTCGAGGTCGTAGCCGGCGACCTTCGTCTGCTCGACCAGCGCGGCGGCGGCGCGCTGCGCGTCCGCGAAGTCCCGCTGCGCGGCGTCGTATTTCAGCCGCGCAATTTCCAGGTCTTTCATGACGTTCTGGAATTGCAACTTGTGCTCGGTCGAGAGGACCGGCGGCGCGCTCGCGGTCTGCGTCGCCGGCAGCAGTGCCATCGCCTTCGGCCGGCCGGTCGCCCGGAACGCCAGCGCGCCCGCCACGAGCAGCGCGAGCACGCCCGCTGTGATCAGTCGCCAGAGTGAGAGTCGCATCACTTGCCTTTCGGGGCGACGATCTTCGCCGCCGGAATCTTGCCTTCGTCGATGAGGTGTTGCAGCAGCCGCGCGGAGAGCGACCCGGCGCCCGGCGCGAGGATCAACGCCCGGATGTATTTCTCCGCATCGGTGTTCGTGGAGTGCGCGTCGATGTGCTCGACGCCGAGATTGTCGGTGTAGCGGATCATGAACGACCAGATCGCCGGCGGTGCCGGTTGCGCGAGCGTGGCGTCGGGGAGCGCCGCATACGTGGGCGCCAGGTTCACCGCGAGCCCGGTGATTTCATAGGAACGCACCGTGGTGGTCACCGCCTTCGGTGCGATCAGATCAGCGCGGTCCTGCGCGCGGAGCGCGACCGACGCGAGGACGGCGACGATAGTCAGTGCAGTTCGCATGGTCTAACAACTCCCGTTGGCCGCTGACGTATACAGCGCCCCGCTATTGTTCGTGCACACCAGCCGGTTGCCGCTGCCGCTCAAATTCGAGACGGTCAAGGTTTTGCCTGCGGCGACGTTCACGTAGCCGTTGAGGTTGATGGTGCTGTTGGCGTTGAGGTTAAAATTGGCGTCAATCAAAAAGCCTGCGCCGCCAGGCGTATCGACCCGGAAGCTCGCGCCGCTGACGCCCATCCATGCGCCGCCGTCGTGATATAGGCCAGCGCCGTTCGTCCACTTGTACCAGTTGCAGTTGTTCGACTGGCCGGGGTTCAGCGCGATGCCATTCGCGTTGATGGTGGTGCACCCGGCGTTAATCGTCGGGCTGTTGATCGTCGAACTGGTGACCGTCACGGCGTTCAAGCTGCCGGCGGTGATACTGCCAAGGTTCGCGCTGATGGCCGACAGTGACGTAACCGAGAGCCGGTCGGCGGTGATCGAGCCCGCCTGGATATTGTTCGAGTTGATCGTGTTCGCCGCGATGCGGTCGCCGGTAATCGTTGCCGACGCGATCTCGTTCGCGGTGATCGTGCCGGTGTTGATGTTGCCGGCGACGATGGCGCGGACGCCGATTTCGTTCGACGTGATCGTGTTCGCGACGAGCGCGCCGGCCGTGATCGTACGGCCCGCGATGTTCCCGCCGGTGATGGTGTTCGCGGCGATCTGCGTCGTGGTGATCGTGCCCGCCGCAATTTGCGCCGCCGTGATCGTGCCGCCGGCGATCTGCGCCGCCGTGATCGTGGACGCCGCTATCTGATTCGCGGTGATGCTGTTTGCGCGAATGTGCCCCGGCCCGATCTGCGGCTGCATCTCGACGGCGTCGATGCCGAGACTTTGGCACCCGCTCCCGTACCCTGACACGCACGTGTAGTTAAAGAACGAGAGCGAGATCCAATTCGTGCCGGCCGGCGGCGTGTACGTAAACTCGAACGGCGTCCAGCCGCCCGCCAAATTAAACCCGGCAAAGGTTCCCGGATCGGTACTCGTATTCGCCCCGACCTCCCCAGGGCCAAGTGTCCCACCCGCCCGCACGTACCGCACTTGACCGGTCGATGTGCTTTCGTAGATGCGGAGAAATAATCCCTGGCCGGCGAATGCATACGGCGCCGCGCGAAACGCCACCCGATACGCCTGGCCGGCGGTCACCGGGACCGCGAAATACTCGGCCAACATGCCGCCGCCGCCCGTCGGTGCCAGGACGAGATCGCCCGGCCCGCGCGGCCCCTCGGCGCCGAGCGCGATGCTGCCGCCGCTCGGCGCCACCGGGTCCATCGACCAGCCGGCGAGCGTGCCCTCGAATGTCGAGTTTTTGATCAGGTTGTCGCCAAACCCCGACGCGTTGAGGTTCGCGACCGTGATCGTATTCGCGGCGATGCGGTCGCCGGTGATCGTGCCCGCGAGGATTTTATTCGTGGTAATCGCGCCATCCTTGATGAGCGTCGACGGCAACACTTCTTCAACGCGCACGTCCTGCACTTCCATGTAGCCGGGCATGACGTAGCCACCGCCGGCGTTGCCCCAATTCAGATAGAGGACGAGCCCGAAAACACCGGCGTTCGCCGCCAGTGGCAGCGGCCCGTTGAACTCCGTCCACGTCGTTGGTACCGGCGCGCTCGTGACGCCCCACACCCCGCCGACATACGTCGCCGTTGAGGCCGTCCACGTGTTGATGCCCGCATAGAGCACGCCGGTGGCGCCCGCCTGGTTACGTGCCCACAAGTGAAGGCGATAGCTCTTAGTCGGATCAATCGGCCAGTTGTGCGACCCGGGCCCCGCCGAGTGGCCCGCCACGCTCCGCATCACATTCGCGCCGACCATGCCATCGGTGACGGTTGGAAACGTGACACTCCCGATGCCGGTCACGTCGACCCACGCGCTGCTGCTCAGCATGTTCGGATCATCGTTGAGCGCCGCGCCGATCGGCCGCACGTTGACCGCCGTGGCCGAGATCGTGCCCGCCTGAATATTGCCGCCGTTGATGTTGGTGATGCCGCTCCCTTCACCCGCGATCGATAGCAGACCGTTTGCGTAAGTCAGGCGGTTGCCGGTCGGATCGCCGATGCGGATCTTGTAGCTGCCGTCGGTATCCTTGCCGGCCCAGAGGCCGGCGTTGCTCCCCGCGTAAGCGGTCGGCAGCGGATTGCCGAGCGCGATCGATGGGCCGGCCGGATCGAGCCGCAGTACTTGCGTCGCGCTGTCGTAGAGCGTGAGCGGAATGTTATGGATCTCGGTCGAGAGATTCGAGAGGCGCAGGTAGCCGCCGAGCGGCATACTCGTGTTCGCGCCGCACGCAAGGCCATACTCGGACCCGTTGCCGAAGATGCCGTTGAGATTCCCGAGCCGACACTGCCGGATCGTGTTCCCGGCGACTGGCGCCGCCGTCCACGTGTTCGTCTGGATATATGGTGCGTTCACGCCGTTGGCGCCGTCGACCGCGCTCATCTCGACGTAGCCGTTGCCGCTGACGCCCATGTCCTGCACGAGTTGATTGACCGCAACGACGGTGCCGCCGGTCATCGCGCCGCTATTCGTGCCAGCGCCGCGCGTAAACGTCCACGATTGCTGGCCGGCGTTCGCGCCCGTGCCGTCGGCGTAGGCGCTCACGGTGCCGACGCAGTCCGCGATGGAGAACGGCCCGAAACTCGCGCGCGTGAGGACGTGGATAACGACCCAATCGTTCGTCTGGAACACCGCCGCGTCGCCGTAGGTTGAGGCGTCGAAGACCCAGAGCGTCGCGGTCGCGCCGGCCGCTGGGCAGGTGAAGGGTTGCGCGACCGTGGAATACGACTTCGTGATGCGCTCGCTCCCGGCGAGGACCGTTTCCTGGTCAGCGGTAAACAGCTTCGCGCGCAGTTCATCGGTGAACAGGTAGCGCACGTCGGCCGCGCCGGTGTTGGTGATGCGCCAGCCCGACACCTGCGAGGCGTAGCCCGCCGTGCCGATCCACCCGCCGAGCGTGGTGTTGCCGGTGAGCGTGCTCGTGCCGCCGACCGCGAGCGCGGCGTCGATGGTGCTGTTGCCGGTGACGTGCTCGGTGCCGATGGTGGCGGTCCCGCCGATGCTCGCGTTGGTGGTGATCGTGGCCGCGTTCATCGTGCCGGTGCCGGTGATCGTGGCACTGCCAGTGACGGTGAGCAGGCCGGCCGCTTCGGCCACGATCGAATCGCCGACCGTCACGCCGGTGCCGGTCCACTTGAGGAGCGTGCCTGGCGTGCCGGCGCCGGCGAGCGTCGCGAGCCAGCCGCTCGAGGTGCCCGTGCCGCTGGTCTTCGTCCAGATCGCGCCGGTCCCGGTCTGGATGAACGTGTCGCAGACGTTGCCGACGCGGGAGCCGTTGGGCGCCGCGCTTCCGCTGGTGATGACGCAGGGGCCGGCGTTGAGCGTGACGCGGTCGGCGCGCACGGTCTGCGCCGCCACAGGGACCGCCAGGAGGAGGACGAGCAGCAGGAAGACGAGGGACTTACTCAAGGTACCCGACCCCATTGACGTCTGAGTTGGCGACCGACGGGAGGAGCTGCAGCTGGTAGCGGTGCGCGCCGGCGGTGAGGGTGACAGAGAAGGTCACGGTGCCGTAGGCCGTCCCGGTGTAGGGCGCCGAGGTGCCCACCGCGACGCCGGCGGTCAGGTCATACAGCCGCGCGCTGACGCTCCCGGCGGCCGCCCGCACCCGGCAGCGGACCGTCCCCGACGTGCTCTGCCGCAGGACCGTGTCGATGATGTATTCGGTGCCCGAGTCCCCCGGCGGCGTGCCGTCGGCCGGCACCCAGGTCGGCGTCGGCGATTGCACGTAGGTCGTCGGCGTGCCGCCGAGATAGTAGACCGGCGGGAGCGCCGCACCGCCGCCCCCGGTGCCCCCGCCGCCCGCCGTGGAGATGGCCGTCCCGCTGCCGGCCACCGAGCCCGCCCACTGCTTATAGGTGTCGCGCCACTGCGGCGCCGCGCCCGGCGTCAGACTCTCGACCGCCGTCACGGTCCACTCGACGGCGTTCTCGGTGGGATTGCCGCCGTTGACGTCGGTGATGAGGAAGGTGCCGTTGAGGTTGCGGCTCGGGATGGTGATGGTCTGCTGCTGGCCGGGGAGCGCGCCGCGCTCGCGGGTGCGGTAGGTCACCGTCCGCGGCACCAGCAGCTTGATCGCGAGATACGCCTGCGCCGCCTGCAGCGCCAGGCTGTAGTCGGTGATGTCGGCGGCCTGGACGACGGCCTCCCAGATGCCGTGCTGCGTCTGTTCGCTCGTCTGCTCGGCGATGGCGACGCTCGTGAGCGCGGCATCGGCGCCCAGCGTCAGCGAGGAGGTCGGCGCCGACCCTTCGCCATACCACCGCGCGTGCGCGCCCGTCGTCGAGACGCCAATCGAGTTGCCACTCGCGCCGGCGGCGATAGCGGTGACGCGGACCACGGCGGTGCTGCCCATGCTCGCGAACACCTGGCTGTGTTTCGTCATCGCCGCGGCGTAGTTGCCGCCCGAGAGGTTGATGGCCTCGAGCAGCGTGGTGATACTGGCCAGCGCGTTCGCACCGATCGCCAGGTGGCCGTCGGCCTCGGTCAGCACGGCCTGATAGGTGTAGGTCTTCGAGCCGATGACGACCGTCTCGCCGTCGGCGAAGTTCTGGTCCGCCTGGCAGAACGCATACGCCGACACCGCCGCGGCCGTGAACTGCACGAGCACGCGATTGGCGTAGGCGGTGCGGGTCGGCTCGGACGTCACGTCGCCGATCGCGGACCGGCCGCCCTCGACCACGTCGAAGGGGGCGCGCTCGGAGGCGGGGAGAAACATCCGCGCCTGCAGATGCGGGTCGATTTCCCAGACGTAGCCGCCGGCCAGGCCGGCAATCGTGTCGAGCACGTTGCGCACGAGCGCGTAGTCGCACGGCACATCCGGCAGCACCGGCCCGTCGACCTGGCTCGGGTTGACGGCGACGTAGGGGTTCTGCATGTAGTGGGTGACGAGCGTCGTCAGCATCGACTTCAGCGTGCCGCTGACCAGCACTTCCTTCGCATAGCGCCGTTCGGTGATCTGGTCGAAGGAGACGGCAGTGATCTCGGTGTAGATGGGCTTCCCCGGTTCATCGAGCATCCCGCGCTCGCGGGGCGTGATCACGTAGCCGCCAAAGACCGCGCGCTCGGCCACGCCGCCGGTGCCCGCCGTCGTCGTCGCCCACGGCACCGTGAACACCGTGGGGCTCGACACCGTGCAGACGAGCGTCTGCGTGTTGAGGTCCGGCACGTTGCCGACAATGTTGCCGAAGTGCATCTGCTGACCGCTGACCAGGCCGTGGGTCTCGGTGGTCGTGATGACGGTCGGGTTGCCGGCGGCGATGGTCTTGATGGGAATGCGTTCGTAGACGCCGACCGAGTCGTCGAGCTGCGGGCGGTACGAGGCATCCTTCGAGAAGACCTTGCCGACAAACCGGTTGCGCCCGCTCGTGGTGAGCTGCATCTGCCAGCCGGTCTGCAAGGGCTGGAGCACGCCGGCGATGGAAAAGGCCCACGTGCTCATCGCGTGAGGCCGTATTCCTGCACGACGACCGGGATGTGCGGCACCACGACTTCCGCGAGGGTGCGGCCGTCCGGCATCATCACGTGGACGTGAATCGGGACGGTGCTCGCCGTGCGGCCGCCGCGCGAGCCGTTCGCCCCCCCGAAGGAAACCGCCTCCGGCCCCGCCTCGCCGGCGAGGAAGTAGGTCGGTCTCGTCACGTAGTAATCGCCGCCGACGGCCTGCGCGCCACCGTAGGCCGGCGCCGGCGTGTCGGCCGGCGCATTGCTCGGCGGTACGTAGCGCGGCGCAATGGTCGGGGTCGCGGTGGTGCCGCTGAGCGTATGCAGCGAATCGATCAGATCCTTGAGCGTTTTGTTCAGCGTCTCGAGCGAGGTCTGCATCGACTCGCCGAACTTGATTTGATTGATGTCGGTGATCTTGTTGCCGTTGGCGTCGAGCAGCAGCCCCTGGTCGATGAGCGCCTGCGCCGCCGGCTTCATGTTCTCCGGCACCTCCTGCCCGTACTTCATCGATTGGTCGATGACGTTCTGCACCTGCGTGCCGAGGTCAGAGAGCGCCAGCTTCCCATCGGCGCCGGTCGTCGTGAGCACGGCGCCCAGGTCGACGCCGCCCCGTTGCAGTTCGTCCATGTCGTCGATGAGCGACTGGAATTCGTCGTGGATCTTGGCGCCCTGGAACCCGGCGCCCATCTGGTCGAGGGTCAGATTGTATTTTTTGGCGAGCGCGTCGAGCTGCTGATAGGTCGGCTTGCCGTCGCCGCTCATCTTGCCGAGCAGCGCGACGTTATCGGCCGACAGCTTGCCGGCTTTCGCGAGATCGTTAAGGTAGGGCAGCATGGCGGCGTCGACGTTGCCGCCGAAACTTTGGATCTGCGTGAGCACGCCGCCGGCGTCGGTATTGAATTGCGCGGTGGCTTTATCGGCGGCCGCGAGCGCCGCGGTGATCTTATCGATCGCCGCCTGCGCGGCTTTCGGATCACCCTTGGCGGTCCCTTGCGTGAGCTGCTTCCAGAGCGTTTCGCCCTGGCCGGTGGGCAGCGCGTCGAGCTGGGCGTGCAGCGCATCGAAGCCGCCCTGCGACTTGGCGAAGTCCTCGACCGCTTTCCGGCCGGCGGTCAGATTGCGAATGAAGCCGGTCAGCGCGCCGGCGGCCGCGCCGACCGCCATCCCCCACGGCCCGAACGCCGAGCCGGCCTCGGCGCCCGCCATCGCCCCCTTGAACGCGCCGGCCGCTTTGCCGCCGGCGTTCGCGGTGGCGGCCCACACGTTCATGGCGCCGCCGGCGATCGCCAGGCCGGACGAGATCCCGGCCGCGGCTTTCTCGGTGGTCGAGGCGTGACTGCTAAAGAGCGCACTGGCGATGCCCGCGCTGCCCGACCAGTCTTTATTCGCCTGCGCCGCTTGATGCAGCCCGTTCGCGATGCCGCCGAAACTCGAGAGCGCCGACGCCGCGGCGGCGTGGCCGGTCGACTGCGCGATCGAGGCCGTTTGATTGAACGCCTGCGCGAGTTGCCCGAGCGCGCGCACATCGCGCGCGATCGCGTCCTCGATCGTTTTCGCGCCTTCCTTGAAGCCGTCGCCGACTTTCTCGCCGATCTCCCCCATGCCGCTAAAGCCGGCGGTGATTTTCTTTTGGAGCGCGTCGATCTCGGCGTTGATGAGCACGGCGGCCGGCAGCGTGATCGTCTTGATCGTTTCGCCGAGATGTTCGAAGGCCGCCGTGCCCTCGGTGACTTTGGGATCGAGCTCGCCGAAGCGCACCGCGAGATCGACGAGGAGCGGGTCGAGTTTGGCGCCCTGGGTGAACAGCTTGCCGACTTCATCGGCGAGCCGCTTCTGGTCGTCCGCGCTCAGGCGACTGATGCCGCCGAGTTTCTGCACCGCCTCGGCCAGGTCGCGCGCCGCCTGGTCGGCCTTCGTGTTGCGGATCTTGTCCTCAAGCGCCGCGACCGCCTCGGTGTGTCGCTTGACCGCGTCGGCGGCCGCTTTCTGCGCGTCCTCGTACTTGCGAATCGCCGCCTCGGAGGCGCCGAGCCATTTGGCGCTGTCGGCCGTGCTCTCGTTCGCCGCCATCGCCGCGTCGAGATACTTCTTTTCTTCGGCGGTGAGCGGGGCGAGCGCGTCGCGCGTCAGCGATTTCAGATGCAGGGCCAGGCGATCGGCATTGCTGATCGCGGCCTCGCCCGTCGCCGTGGTCGCCGCCGAGGCTTTACCGATGCCGGCGACGATGTCATCGGTCAGCAGCTTGATATTTTTGCTGGCGCCGGTGAAGCGCCCGATGATCCGATCGAGGATCGGCCCGCTATCGTTCAGCCCCCAGAAACTAAACGCCGCCGAGGCGTTGCCGAAGGTTTCCGCGGCGAACGCTTTTATCGTGATCGTGAGATGCGCGAGCTTGTCGTCGAAGTCTTTCGCGGACTTGATCGTCGCCTCGCTAATGATCGCGCCCTGCGGCACCTCGTTCATCTTGTCGCGCAGTTGCCCGAGCATCGGGATGAGCGATTTCCCGAGCTTGTTCCCAAAGAGATCCGCGGACGTGGCGCCTTTCGTCATCGGGTCCTCGAGGCGCCCGGCCGCCTCGCCGACTCGAATGAACGCTTCCTCGGGCCCGGCCGCGATCAAATCCTTGACCGACAGCCCGAGCGCCTCCACCGCCTCGGTCGCGTTTTTGTCCCCGTGCGCGAGTTTGGTCGAGAGTTGCTCGACGCCGCGCGCCATCGTGTCGAGATCGACGCCGGATTCCACGCCGACATAGGCGAGCCGTTGGAGCCCGTCCGTCGTAATCCCCGTGGCCCGGCTCAGGTCCTCGAGCGCCGCGGCATCTGCCACCGCCTCTTTCGTGAAATCGAGCGCTTGCTTGAAGAGTTCGATCGCGGCCTCGGCGGTGAAAAACCGCGCGACCATACCGCCAATCGCGGCGCCGAATTCATCCGCGCGGCCGGCGCCGGCTTTCTGTTTCTCGGCGAGGTCGGTCGCCGCTTTCGCGATTTCCTGAATGGCCGCCGGCGCCGTCTGGCCGAGCGCCTGGAATTTCGCTTGCGCCTCGATCGCCGTGGCGCCGACTTTCGCGAGCTCGGTATCCGTCAATTTCAGGATGCCGGCCGTCGTGCCGCCAGCCTCGCCGAGCCGCGTCACCGCATCGGCGGCGAGCGTCGCTTGCTGGATGACCTTGACCCCGGAGAGGGCGTTGCTGACGTTCGTGAGGCGTGTTTCGACCTTGGCGCCGTCGGCTTCGAAGTTTTTCAGCGACACCTCGGCCGCCGCCACCGCGGCGGTGAACGAGGTGAAGTCCGCTTCAAACTTACCGGTAATCGGCATCCGTTACGTCCCGATCCTCCGCCGCGTCCTCGTCCGTCCGCCGCAGCGCGGCGTCTTCCGCCCGCAGCTGCTCGACCAGGATGGTGTAGACATCAAGGTCTAACTCGGCGACCCACTCATAGCGCCAGTGGCACCGTCGGGCGATGGCGAGATCGCTGGCGATGCGCTCGCGGTGCCCTGGCCGTTTTTTTCCGCCTCCCGGAGTTGGTCCTGCGCCGCGATGTGTGCACTGATGACCAGGAAGATTTCTTCCATGACGTCCTGCTCGAGGTCGCGCAGGATCGCCCGCACCTCGTCCTCGGCCTTGCCGCGGAGGGTGACGTGCACGCCGTCGGCATCGGTGATCGACCAGTCGACGAGGTAGCCGAGCACGGTGACGATGCGCACTTCAAATGGATTCGCGCGCACGACGCCCTCGTCGCCAGGCGTCCGCGGGGCCGCCATCTTCGCCATGAGATCGTTCTGTTCGCCCCACGTCAGGCGGCGCTTGACGGTCAAGGTGTCGCCGCCGGAAATCTTCAGCGTGGTCGTCGTCGGCTGCACGAAGCGGGAAGGCATACGGAGTCCTCTATTGTTCGGGTGGGCCGAGTGGCGCGGTCAGCGACGGGCCGCTGATGACGAGCTCCCCGATGACCGGGAAACACCAGTGGCCCTTGTCGTGCGGCGCCGTGAAGTACAGCGGCGTCTTCCGGGCGCGGTACGGATTGACGGACGTCCACGTGGCCGACAGGTGCCAGCCCTGCGCGCCTTTGACAATGCGCCACGCCCGCAGGTCCGCGACGGTGTGGTAGCCCCACACGAGGGTCGCCGCCCCGCCGCGGAGCGTCACCGAGTTCGAGTGGATCACGCCGCGCCCCGCTTAGGGCAGCGCCACGGTCGGGATCGTCCACGGACCGGCGGCGTTGAACGTGCCGGCCAGCTTCGGCGCCGCGAGCGTGCAGTCGATGTCGGCGTCCATGTAGGCCGGCCCCGAGAACACCATGCTCGGCTCGAAAGAGTTGTGGCCCAGGGCGAGCTGGCCCGGCGTCATCCCGCTCGCGGCCGCGAGGATGAGCGAGAGCTCGGAGGCGTTAAAGAAGCCGCCGAGCGAGCCGCTGATATCGGGGATGCCCGGCACGTAGATGTGATTCGGGTCACCGAAGCACGTCACGTCTTCCTTCGTCGTCTTCAGGCTCAGTTTCCACGTATTGAGGCTGGCGATGGTCTTCATCGTCACGGGCGAGCCTGCCACCGCGTTCCACTTCACTGTGCCGTACCGTCCGGTCTTGATCATCTGCGTACCCTCTTCTGGTGTCCGTCGTGACCCTATGGGGAATCCCTGACTCGGTTTGTGAGACGGCGGGCCCCACCGCCGTAAACGGATCGATCGCCATCTGCAGCCGATACTGGCCGCCGCGGCGCCACCAGCGCAGCGACGGGTCGACCTCGTCGACTTCCGTGCGGCCCGGCAGCCGGGTCTCGCGAAACATGGCGATCGGCGTGTAGCCGGGCGCGCGCGAGGGCGAGCCGAGCGGCAGCACTTGCTCGTCGAGCAGGGCGTCGATCCGCGCGCCGGCGCCCTTGATGTTGCCGTGCGTCGTGCTGAGCATCCGCGCTTCGACGAGATAGAGCACGTCTTCGATCGCCCGGCCGCCAAACACCGCCTCGTCGACCGCATCGACGACCGAGACGATGACGAACTGCGTCGCGCCGGGTGGCGCCTCGTCGATGTAGATGCCGTTCGGGCAGAGCGCCAGCAGCGCCGCGTCGGAGGCGAGATAGGCGACGAGCGCGTTGTCGATGTCCGACGAATCGCGGGGCGCGCGGCTCATGGTGTCCCGCTCACGATCAGGCCTTCGCGGCGCAGCAGCTCCGCGAGCGTGTCCCACATATGGCGCCGCCACTTCTGGTAGCGCGGCTCGAACACGTGCCCGGGCGGCATCGATCCACGATTGGCGCCGATCGCGGTATGCCGCACTTGCGACCCGTTCTCGAAATACCGCGCCTCTTTCGACGTGTTGCGCAGGACGACGACGACCCCGGCGGCGCTCGCGATGGGCGTCGTGACCTCGACGTGGTCGCGCAAGTTCCCGGTGCGCCGCGGATAGGCCGCGACGATCTCGGTCTTCGCGCTCTCGGCCGCCGCCTGCACTAGGCCCGTCGCCTCGCCGACCAGCGTCGCCGGCAAGGCCCGCAGCGCGGCGCGCAGCTCCTCGAGCCCCTCAAACCGCACGCGGGCGCTCATAGCGCGACCTCGGTGACGAGTAGGACGGTCTCGACGCCGGCCCCTTCGGTATCGTTGACGTCGAGCACGGTCCCGGTGTGCACGATGCCGGCGCGATCGGTCCACTGGATGCGGGTGGGCAGCAGCGACGAGATCTGCGGATGAAAACGGCCGCTGAAGATATAGGTCGCGTGCGAGAGCACGGTCGACGCGAAGTGCTTCTCGGACTGCTGCACGCTCGCCTTCTCGATCGCGCAGCGCCAGGTCGGCGGATCGAGCGGCGCGTAGGTCTGCGTATAGCTCCCATCGCCGTCCATCACCGGCGGCCCCGGGTTTGACAGCGTCGCGAGCTGGCGCAGGGCGCCGATCTCGATCGCTACCATCGGGCCCCTCCGGCCAGGCTGTCGGCAAAGCCCTCGGGCCAGTGCATCTCGCGCAGCAGCTGCGACGGATAGGCCGAGTACTTGAAGCCGTCCATCATCATCTGCACGCCGTAGGGGAGCTCGAGCACGGCGCCGCGGCGGGCCTCGTGCACGGCGGCGCGGAACGTGTCGAAGTGCGCGACGAGGTAGCAGAGCACGCCGCGCACCAGCGGCGGGATCGCCGTCATCGATGCGCCGTAGCCGCAGGTATACGAAATGCGCACGGCCGCCGTCTGGGCCTGCGCCCGCGGCCAGCTCGCCCCGTAGAGCGGCTCGACAAACCCCCGCCGCGCGTAGTCGCCGACCGGCGCCGTCCACGCGAAGAGCGGCGCGGCCGGTGAGCCGCCGAGGCTCGAGTGCCAGGCGCCGGTCGTGGCGTCGACGTAGCGCACGTCGAGCACCTTCTGCAGCGGCGGCCGCGGCAGTTCGATCCGGGCGCGCATCCCGCTCGCCCCGACAAACGGGAACGCATCGAGCCAGGCTTCCCGCGTCGCGGTGAGCAGCTGCCGCCCGGTCTGCTCTTCGAAGTAGGAGGCCGCGGCGTTGATGTAGACCGTCGTCAGCACGTCGTCGACGCTGCCGAGGGCGCGGATGTGCTGCTTGGCGTAGTCGAGCGTCAACGCCGAGACCGGCGGCGAGCCGGCCGCAACGGTGCTCACGAGCGAGTCGGTGATGCGGAGCTCGGTCTGCCTCATGCCGCGCTCCGCTTCGTGCCGTAGACCAGCCGCATCCCGAGCGGCGCCGTGTTCGGCGTGGCGAACCGCTCGAAGGTCTGCCCGTGCGCGCGCTCGAAGGCGTCCCAGGCCTCGGCGACGCCGGGGCTGTCCGGGTTGTCGTAGTCGTCGCCGGCGACCAGGCCGCCGTCCCGCACGTGCGGCCACCACGCCGCCAGGTCGGCGGCGCAGCCCTCGCGCGAATGGTCGGCATCGATGTAGAGGTAATCGATCCAGGCGTCCCGCCACGCCGCCGCGGCCTCGGCCGTCGTGGCCACGATGAGGCGCACCCAGGGCGCGACGCCGGCGGCCTGGAGGTTCGCGGCGCACACGGCGAGCACGCCCACCTCGCCGGAAAAGACCGGGTTCCAGCTGTCGACGCAGACCAGGTGCCCGCCCCATGTCCGCAGGAGCCGCGTCAGCCCGATCGCCGAGGCCCCCTTGTGCGTCCCGAGCTCGACGCAGACTCGCGGCCGGTGCGCCTCGACCAGGGCGAGAATCTTCTCGCCGTGATGAAACCAGCCAGCCGGGAGGTCCTGCAGCTCAGGACGCATGGAGGACTCCCGCGGTGAGCTGCGCGAGACGGTCGTCGCGGACCGCCCCATAGGTCTGCGCGTCGCCGTCGACCTCCGCCCAGGCGCGATACCACCCGGTGTCGATGCGCGGCCGCTGGATCTTGACGAGGGCCTCGGCGCGGCTCTTCGTCACGTAGTGATTCACGAGCAGCCCGGTGTCGTCGACGCGGGTGCCGTCCCCGCCGGCGAGCGCAAGATGATGCGGATCGCGGAAGCCGCGCACCCGGGCCGGCCGCGCGATCGACTTGCCGCCGTGCGCGTAGGCGTGATGCGGATGGTCGTCGGCGGCGCGGTCGCGGAAGGCCTGCACGACGGGCCCGGGCGGGCGGGTGAGATGGCCGCCGTAGCCGAACATCCGCCACGGCGCCCAGACCGCGTCCACGGCCGGCGGTTGCGCCGCGACGACGTCGAGCACGCGCCGGCCGTCTGGGTGGTAGCAGAACTCGTCGACGTCGAGAAACGCCAGCCAGTCCGCCGGGCAGCGGCTGCGCGCGTCCTCGTAGGCGGCGAGCTGCACGCCGCGGCCCGGCCAGGGCAGCACGCGGACGTCGGCGACGTCAGCGGCGTCGTACGCCTCGAGGCCGCCATCGGTCGACTCGTTGTCGTAGAGCCAGAATTGCGTCACGCCCTGGGCGCGGTAGTGCGCGAGCCACTCCGCGAGGTAGAGGCCCTCGTCGCGAACGATCGCGCAGACGTGCAGCGTCGTCATCGGAGCGCCTCGAGGTGCTCCGGGTAGGCGGCGAGTCGGAAGATAAACGACGCCGTATCGATGTGCTGCCAGCGCACGCCGGTGAGCAGCAGCAGGTGAATCACCCGCCAGTCCCACGCGAATTCGTGAAACGGGAACCCGATCGGGAAGGCGGCGCGCAGGACCGCCGTGCGAAAGAGCGGCTGGCCGAGATCGATCTGCGACCCGGCCGGCGGCGCCATGCGGAGCTCGCGAAAGGCGGCGTACTGGCAGGAGGCGTAGACGAACCCGAGGGTGGGGTCGGCGTCGAGCGCGGCGACCAGCGGCGTGAAGTGGTCCGGCAGATAGGCGTTGTCGTCGGAGAGAAAGCAGACGAACTCGCCGGCCGCGGCGCGCAAGCCATCCGCGGCCGGACTCATGCCCCAGTCGTTCGCGCGGGTGGTCCGGCGCAGATGCCGCACGCGCGGATCGGCCTGCGCGGCGATCAGGCCGTCGATGGCGTCCTCGAGCGCCTGGCCCGGCGCATCGGAAACGACGAGCTGCTCGTGATCGGCGCACGCGCTCTGCGTGGTCGCCCGCAGACACCGCGCGAGGCAGTCCATCCGGTCATAGACCGTGGTGACGATGGTGACGCGCGGCGTCATGCGGCCACCTGCGCGCCCACGACCGCGAGCACGGTCTGCAGGCGCGCCGCGTAGGTGTCGCCGGCGAGCGCTGCGGCACAGCGGCCCCGGAGGCGCTCGACCTCCTCAGCCGCCGCCGGCGCGAGCAGATCCGCGACGATCGCCACCGCCTCGTCGGCGTGCGTGAACGTCGGCAGCTGCGGCACGCGCGCGTACAGCTCGGGGCGCGGTTCGCTGACGACCAGGGCGCCGCACGCGAGCGCCTCGTAGATGCGCGGGTTCATCGCCGTCGCCGGGATCGCCTCGCGGTTGAAATGGTGCCGATCGCGGAAGACGTTGACGACGACGCGCGTGCTCTGGTAGTAGCGCGCCGTCTCGCGCGCGATGACGCCGGCACTCACGCAGCGCCGGGCCACGTCGGGGTCATCCCACGCGCCACCGACGACGTAGTCGAGCTGTCCGGCGCGCGCGAGGGCGCCGAGCACGTGGTCGCGAGCCGGATTGCCGCCGCCGATGAAGCCGACGCGGAACGGACGGGGATGGGCCGCGCCCACGTGGACGTGCGGGTCGTAGCAGACCGGCAGCAGCGCGGCCCGCGGGTGCCGGGCCAGGGACGCGATGTCGTTCACGAACACGTAATCGAAGCGCGAGGAAAACGTCGCGGTGTCGTCGACTTCATACGGTTCGTCGAGCAGCCAGACGGCGCGCGGCACACCGAAGCCCTTCAGGTTCGGGAACCGCTGCGCGAAGCGGCGGCCGTGGACGACCAGGATCAGGTCGGGCGCGAACGTCTCGATCTGGAACCCGAGATCGGGCGCCGCCCAGTCGGCATGGGCATACGCGAGGCCGAGATCCGCGGCGGCGTGCGCCAGGCCCTCGGTGAACACATCGCCGCACGAGAGAAACTGGTAGTCGACCCCGAAGACGCGCGTCATGCGACCCGCTCCGTCGCCTCGGCGAGCGCGTCCTCGAGCGCCACGCAGGGGAACGCCGTCAGCGCCGTCCGCCGCGAACAGTTGAGCACCTCGACGCCGATCGCCGCGAGCGGCGCCACGAGCGTCTCGAAGGCCGCCCGCATCTCGGCATACGGCGACGGCACCAGGCTCGGGTGGTCGCCGAACCAATGCGTCAGCGCCCCATCGGGCCCCAGGTCGTAGCCGAGCAGGAGCACCCGCGCCGCGCCGAGATGCACGGCGAGGTTGACCGCCTGGTAGCCGCTATTGTGGCCGGCGCGCAGGCCCGTCGGCGCGAGCTCGAGGCCGGTCCAGCCGGTGTTCTCGAGCACCACGATGTCGGGCCAGGTAATCGGAATCGACGCCGCGAGGGCGTAGCGCGGGCCGGTAAACGACGGCACGCCGGCGTGCCACGTCCACCACTGCTGATCGCAGGCGTAGAGCACGTCGGCCCACGGCGCGAGCCGGTAGGCGTCGTTGATGGCGATCGTGTGCAGCCCGGCCGCGTGCACCGCGTCGACGTCGGCCGGCGTCAGGCTCGGGCCGCCGCCGAGGCAGACGATCGTCGCGCCGGGCCACCGGCGCGGGACAGACGGGGTCACGCGTAGGTCCTTCCGGGCGGCCCCGGCTCACCCGCCGGCCCGCGCGGACCGGCCGGCCCGGCCTTCCCCTCGGCCCCCTGGCGGCCCGCCTTGACGGCCAGGCGCCAGGCCCCGGAGCCGTCGCCCGGGCGCTCCTGCGCCCCGTGGGTGGCGCGTTGGGCAATCCAGAACGACCCCGCGTGCGTCACGCCGGCGCCGCGGGCGTAGCTCTGGTCGGCCTTGAAGACGCCCTCGTCGAGCGGCACGGCGAAGGTGAGCTCGCTGCCCAGCACGGGCGTCCCGTCGGCGCGGACGAGGCGGATGGTGCGCTCGTCGAGCGACTCGACGCGGAGCGCCTCGAGCGTGCCGTCGCGCCCGGGCACGCCGTTGGACCCGTTCACGCCTGGCTCACCCCGGGCGCCTGGCGCGCCATCGCGGCCGGCCACGCCCGGCTGCCCATCGCGTCCCGGTGTGCCCTCGGGACCGGCGGGACCGGGCGGCCCGTCCGCGCCGCGCTCGCCAGGCGGCCCGGGAGGCCCCGGGACGAGGCTGCGCGCTTCGAGGACGGTCAGCCGCTCGCAGAGCGGCGCCGTCGCGCTGCGCACCGCGACGCTAATCACGTTCGCGAGCCGCTCGCTCTCGGTCATGCCGCGAACTCCTTCAGCACCAGGTCGAGGACCTCGGCGTAATCGACGGCGTCCGCCTTGTCGACCGGCACCGGCTCCGACCCCGGCGGCGGGCCCGGTGGCGGCGGCACCGGCTTGACGTTGTCGCTGCCGAGTTTCTCGAGCGGCCAGTTCTGCTTCTGCAGATAGACCTGGTCGCCGCCTGGCACCGGTGGCAGGTTAAACTTCTTGCGCGCGTCGTTCGGTTTGTAGATGCCGCCGATCACGCCCTTCGTCGCGACTTCCATCCGTTGCACCGAATCCATGCGATCCAGCGCCTCGATGTCGAATTCGACTTCATAGGGCGATTTCAGCTCGAGGCCTTCGGTCAGGCAGAGCTCGAGCGATTCGAAGTGAATCTGTAGACACTGGCCGTAATAGAGCTGGCCGAGCGCCTCGACGTTGTTGTAGCTGGGGAGCGGGCCGACGCCGACCATGAACGGCGGCACGTGGTAGACGCCGCAGATCTTTTCGTCGCCCCAGTGCAGTTGATCGATCAGCTGCGCATCGACCGCCGACATCACCGGCGGCTTCTCGAAGGTCAGGCCGTCGCCCAGCACGGCAACCTTGCCGATGTTCTTTTCGCCGGCGTAGTTCTCCTGCCAGTACTTCTCGAGCCGCGCGGCGGTCTCGGCGCTGATCGCTTTGGGCGCGGTCAGCACGCCGCCGATCTGCGATCCGTGCTTGAAGAGCTGCGTCGCGTTGTTGATGATCGCCAGGCCTTCCATCGCGGCGTGGCCGCAGGCGTAAATCGGCGACAGCCCGATGAGCGGGTGATAGAGCGCATACATCGTGTCGTGGATGATTTCGCTCGCGGGGACGACGACCGAGGCCTCGGTCACGCCGGCCAGCACGTCCTGCTGCAGCGCGTAGTAGACGTCGCCGGCGGGCGTCACCATCGGCTGCACGCGCATCGGGTCGAGTAAGTAGAGGTCGGTGACGACGCCGCGGCCGTCCCGCACTTTCAGCGCGTAGGCGTTGCCGCGCAGCAGCTTCGAGAGCACCCACGACTCGTAGAACTGAATGCGGTTCTGGAAGTGATTCGGCCGCCGGAGGACCGGCGAGTACGCCGCGTTGTCGACTTCGGTCTCGATGCCGTTGGCGTCCTCGAGCACGAGCTTCGGCCGACACTTCGCGATGTCGCCGGCGATCAGCGTCACGCAAGACCACACCGTCGGATGCGTCGCCGCCTCTTCGACGCCGACGACGATGCCGCGCTGCCAGGCGCCGGCGAAGCTCTCACGGATGACGGGCCACCAGCCGCCCGAGATATGCGTGATGAGATCGGTCGGTGGGGCGGCTTTCTCGACGCCCAGCCAGCGACGCAGGGCGGTCCGTGGGGAGAGCATCAGTCTTCAGCGCGCAGGTCGCGCCGCTTGTGGCGGCCGGTGGGCGAGGTGGCGGAAGGCGGATCGTCGTCGACGCGCTCCGCGGCGCCGACGCTCACGAGCACGTCGCCGGCATCTTCGGTCGCTTCGAACACCTCGCCGGGGAGCTGCCCTTGCGGGCATTCCTTCAGCGCGCGGTACTTGCGGAGAGTGAAGTTCTCGAGTGGCATGTCGTCGCCCTCAACGCAGGGGACGCCCGCGTCGACCGTCCACCGAGCGCGGCAGACGGCCGACGCGCGCCCTGGGAATTACGCCTTGTAGGCCGAGTTGTAGATGTAGCGGGCCGCCTGCGGGCGCCGCAGCTTCCAGTTGATCTCGCGCGTCGCCTTCAGGCCGAGCAAACCGGCCTGCCAGAACGAGACGAGCGAGGCGCCCGTGCCGCTGATGCCGCTCTGCGCCGAGCCGGAGTCGACCATCTCGACCGAGGCCTGGTCGCTCGCATCCACCGTCACGACGCCGTCGTCCGCGAGGTACACCTCGCCGGCCTTGACGGCGACGATGATGTTCGAGACCGGCGACCCGACCCCGACCATCGCGGTCGTGGTGATGACCGGGAAGCCGAGCAGGTTGCCGCCCTGCATCGTCAGGCCCGGGAAAACCGGGTTGCCGAGCGAGGTGATCATCAGCGAGATGTTCAACGCGTCGACGGTCGACATGATGAGCACGATGTCTTCGGGCGACAGGTTCGCGGTCGCGAACGTCCCCAGCAGCGTCGCCAGGTCGGTGCGCAGCTGCGCGGCGGTCGTGCCGCTCGGCAGGATCGGCGTCGTCCCGTTGGTGATCGAGGCCGGCGACACGTTGGCGACGGCCGCCTTCGCCGGGTCGATAAAGTCGCGGTCCTGTTTCGCCACGATGGCCGCGGCGATGTCGTCGCGCACCTTGGCTTCCGCGCTCGGGTTCGAGAAGCGGATCTCTTCCTTGGTCAGCACGGCGAGCGCCGCGATTTTCGACCAGGTCAGCGAGGTGAAGAAGCTCGTCGCCTTGCTCAGCAGCGCCGGCAAGCCCTCTCCCACCCAGTTCGCCGTCAGCCCCGCGGAGAAGCCGCTCACGCGCGTGTTGAACGGCACCCGCCGCAAGCTCGGATACGTCACGCCGTTCTGGGTCGTGCCGAACTTGCCGAGAATCGTCCCCGGGCGCAGGAACGTGATGAAGTCGTCCATGATGTTGTACGGCACCATTTCCGACGCCCACCCGCTCACCGACGTCGCGCCGGCCCCGACGGCGGCCTTGGTCATGTAGTCGATCATCTTCACGAGCGGCACGGCGTCGTCGCCGTAGCTTTGCCGCGCGTACTCTTTCGCCTGCAGCTCGTTGCCGCGCGCCATCGCCATACACATCGCGGTGCGCGCGAACAGGATGCCGGGCTCGAGCTTCTTCGGCAGCACCATCACGCCCGTGCGGGACGTCGACGCGGTCTCGATCGTGGTCCCGTGGACCGGCACGGCCGCCTCTTTATCGCGCTTCTCGGCCGCGCGCAGCCGCACGAGCTGCCCGTCGATGTCCTTGACATCGAGCGCGAGCCCGTCGTGCTCGGTCTTCTCGTCCTCGGTCAGGGTTTCGCCGGCGTCGCCGGACTTTTCCAGCAGTTCGTCCATGCGCGCGGTCTTCGCGGCGCGCGTGGCTTCCCAGCCGCTGATCTGTTCACCGTATGTTTTCTTGGCCATCGGAGATTTCCAGCGCATCGAGACGACGCGCGGTGAGTCCGAAACGCCGGACAGTGAACGGGAGACCGGGCGCACGCGTGGGCCGGGCGCGGCCGCGTCGCTGGTGTCGTAGGCACGAATGGTGTGAATCGACGCGTCGGCGTTCGCCGGAATCGTCACGGCACTGAGCTCGAGCCACTGCCACCGCAGGAAGTGCAAGCCGCCGGTGACCTTGTCGTAGCTGTCCTCGAGCGACATGAACCCGATCGACAAGCCGCGCACCAGACCCAGCGTGATCGACTGCCACGCCATGTCGAGGCGGTCTTTCAGCACGCCGGGCACGTCGGTCTTGGCGATCTGTGCCGTGATCTCGATCGCGTCGCCGACCTGGCGCGCCTGCGTGACCTCGCCGATCGGGGACTTGCTGTCGTGCTGCCAGAGGAGCGGGAGCGGGAGCGCAAACTCGGCGCCGGCGGGTTCGACGACGTCGCCGTAGCGGTCCGTGGCCGCGGAGGTCGCGACGCCGGTGAGCGTGCGGCGCTCGGCGTCGACCGCCTTCAGCTCGAGCCGCGCATAGGCGCGGCGCGCGGCGGGCTGGGGCGTTTCACGTGAAACGGCTTCGGGCATGTCTGATGCCCGAACAGCCTGCGCCTCAGCCCTTGAGTTTTGGAGTACAGAATACCAGCGGGCGCCGGCCTTCGACGCAATCGTCAATCAAATCGCGCAGCACATTCGAGACGTCGGTGCCCGACGCCGTCGCGACGCGCCGGAGCTCGAGCTGCACCGCCGGCGAGACGCGCACCTGGACGCGCGCGGTCGCGCCAGTCCCATACACACTCGGCGGTCGACCCGGAGGTCGTTTGTCATTCATCGCGCACCCCCGACCACAAACATCTGGTATTCCGGCTCGGACTCCGGCGGCAGCGTCGCGAGCTTGCGCGCCATCAACGCCGCGATCACCGGGTCGATCCGTCCGCGGCTTTTCTTCTTGACCGGGTAGATGTTGTCTTTCCCGTCCCGCTGCACCACGACGTTGCTGATGCACCACGCCATTAACGGATGGCCGCCGGCGTCAACGAGGCCGTCGAGGACGTCGGCTTCGAAGTCTTTCGACGGCCCACTCATCTGCGCGAGCGTCTGCGGAATCTCGACGACCGGGAACCCTTCCGCCTGCAGGTCCTGCTCGAGATTACCGGCATTCCACGGATCGAACCCGATCTGCTGCACATCGAAGCGCGCCACGGCCTCGCGAATGATGTCCACCACGACGCCCTGGTCGATGCGGTTGCCCGGGTTCGTCCGCAGGAAGCCGCGCTCGATCCACACCCGATACGGCGCCCGGTCCCGCAATGCCCGCTCGTCCACCGTGTCTGCCGGCGTCAACGCCCACACGACCAGGCGCCATCGGCGGTCACTCCCCTCCGCGACCGGCGGAAACGCGGCCACGATCGCCGTGAGATCGATCTTCGAACTCAGATCGATGCCGAGGCAGCACGGCCGGCCGCGCAAGTCCTCGGGAATCGCGAAGTGACTGTCGGTCGACCAGACCGTTTGCCCGTGCCGCCAGCCGTCGAGCGACAACCAGGGCGCGTTCGTATTCACCCAGAGGTTCAGCCGCTTCTGCTTGAACTCCGCCGCGGCGCTCGGCATGTTCTTCGCCTTGAGCGCGAGCTTGCGCAGGTCGTCGGGATTCACCGAGAGGCCGAAGTGCGGATTCGCCTTCTGCCACGTCCGCTCGTCGAGCCAGTCATCGTCGACGTCGGCGTGGGCAATGAACGCAAAGAACGCCAGCGTCGAGGCATCGTCCTCGAGGACCCCGTCGAGAATCTTGCACGCGTAGTCGTGCTGGTCGCCGCACGGCGACACGAGGTCGTTGCCCGCAGTCGTAATCTGGAAATTCAGGAACGTGTCGCGCGCGCCGGTCGCGCTCTCCATCACGTCGAGTAGGTCGCGCACCTTGAACGCGTGGAGCTCGTCGACGACGATCACATACGGGTTCAGGCCGTCCGTCGTATCCGAGTCGGACCCGAGGGGCTCGAGCTTGCTCGAGGTCTCGTCGCGATGCAGATTCGCCGCACTCACCGTGATGCGCGCCAGCAGCGCCGGCGTGATTGCGACGAGTTTCTTCGCGTCGTTGAAGACGATTTTGGCCTGCTTCTCCTTCGTCGCGATGACGTAACCCTCCGCGCCAGGTTCGCCCTCGAAGAACACGGCATAGATGGCCACGATCGCCGCCTCGAAGGACTTCCCCTGCTTGCGCGGCAGCTCGTTGTAGGCGGTCGTGAACCGCCGATAGCCCGTCTCGATATGTCGCCAGCCGAAGATCGACCCGAGACGGAAGACTTGACTCTCCGTCGGCTCGAAGAGGTGCCCGGCCCACTGGCGGCCCTTGTAGTGCTTGGCCTGGCGCGCGAAGTCGAGGAAGCGCAGCGCGCAGGGCTTCAGCCGGCCGCGGGCGTCCCGCGCCTCCCACACGAACCGGAACGGAAACCCCGGCATCCCCTCGCGCGCGCGGTCGCGCAGATGGCGCGCGCAGGCCAGGCGATGATACTTGCCCGCCGGCCGCTCGCCCGCCACCACGCGCCGCGCGTAGGCATCGACCGGGTTAGTTGACGGCGGCGTCATCATCGAAATCGCTCAGCGCGTCCCCCTGCACCGGCGGCCCCTCGCCGCCACTCACCTTCGGCGCCCGAATCGCGGACGCCGGATTGAGAATCAGGTCGTTCTCGTAGAGCCGGCTCGCGAGCACCCACTGCCGGAGCTCTTTCAGTGTGGCCGACCGGTCCGCCCGATCCGCCGCCCGCCGGGACCCCCAGCGCCGCCGCAAGTCCGCGACGACGGCCAGGGCGGTGCAATACTTCGCCAGCGTGTCGCGCGCCTTCAGCGTGAGCCGGTGCTCCGCGGCGAGCAGCGGCGCGTAGTACGTCCAGAAGCCCCGCTCCGCCCGCGAGAGGCCCGGCGGGGACGGCGCGCAGACGATCATCGCCGCGCCGGCGTCCCCCTTCGTCCGATGCTGCGGCCGGTCGCGGCTCCCGTGCAGCGCGCGCGTCGCGGCGTCCTTGACGGCCGGCCCGCTCTTGACGTGACCTCCCCTGGGCATCAGTCAAATTTCCCGGGGATCGGATCCGTTTGACCCATCCACGCATGTTGAAGACCCGGCCGGGTTTCGGACGGCCTCGCTCGCCATTAACTTTCAGGCCCCCCCACCCGTCTCGCGCCGCGTCTTCGCCAAATGACACGCGACACAGAGCAGCTGCACGCGCCTCACGTCGCACACCGCGCGCGTGTTGCGTCGCTCATCGTCGGTGAGCGGCGGCTCGTGATCCACGTGCAGGCTCGAGCCGTCCGCACTGGTGAACGTGAACAGACCGGCGGCCTGGCAGGCACTGTCGGTGGTATGCGGGCCGGTCGGTAAGGCGGCACCACACACCGGGAGGACCCCAGCCCAGACCAGCTGGGCGAGGAAGTGCGGCCGGAAGGTGAGCCAGTCACGGTCGTAGCCACGCGCGTGCGCCGTGCCACGGCGGCGGTCGCACGTCGGGCACCGGCCACCGCCACTGACCACGTGGCCGCGTGCGCAGAGGCGAGGTGACGCGGTGGGCATTGGGGTTAGCGGTCCCTAGTGTGCGCCTGCCGTATGCCGACCAGGATCGGCGGCGGGCTCGGAATCCGCGCGTGCCGCCACAGGTGCAGCACGAACGGATGCTGGTTCACGTATTCCGAGCGCCGCGGATGCAGCTGCATGACCACGTCCTCGGCGTCCCAGAAGAGTTCCTTGACCGCGCACATCTCGCGCCAGGTCGGCGTCCGCAGTTGCGCGCCGGCGCGGCGATAGGCGTGCACACTCACGTGTTCCCAGCCGCGGCACTCGGGCACCTGCGGATCGGTGCCGTCGCTCGCAATGATGGCCAGACGCCAGCCCGGCTCGCAGGACTCGACGTCGAAGACGCCGTTATCGCCGTAGGAGCGATCGGAGCCGAGCTGCGGGTGCGTCGTGTCGCGCGCGTATTCGGGGACGTGCATCATGGCAGCGGCCTCCACGTGTCGCCGCGCGCGATCCCGTCCCGATCGTGTTTCGCCGTCATGAACCACGACCCGGTCTGCCGCAGCGTCTCGAGCACGGCTTGCGTCGGGGCATCGGTCGTGCTGTCCCGGTGCCGCGGCCGATTGCTGGCGAGGACGGCATCGGCAATCGCGCGCGCGAGCTCGAGCGTCGTGAGGGTGTGCCGGCGGCTCACGAGTGGCTGCCTTTCACGGGCTCGTCGAAGTTGATGGTCGACGGCGTGGGTCGCGCCCGGTGACGTCGGGTCACCAGGGGCGGCGGGACAACGGCGTCGCCGCGTTGCTGCTCGAGCTCCTCGAGCGCCATCTTCAGCGCAAGGATCTTGTTCTGGACGCTTTCGATCGCTTTGTCGACTCCGTTGCGGCGTTTACTCATAAGTCTCAGCCTTCCACGCTGACGAGCCGTTGGCGCAGTCCCTCGATCTCTGAGCGCCGATGCACCGTGGGTGGGTCTATCGGCGGCGTGCCCACGTCGCGAATCCAGTCCTCGAACGGACTGTCCTCGGCATAGTCGAGAAACCGACCAAGCGTGACCGGGCGCGGCAAGAAGAACGTCACCGTCAGGACGACGGCGCCGAGAAACACGTCGCCGGCCACAGTCTGCGCCTGCTCGGCGACGAGCTGCTGCCAGCTCTTCGCGCGTGGGTT